CAATGCGTACTTGCGCTTTGTTCGACGGACTGTTTCCCGTCTCTTCCCGCTCGGATGGGACCGTGAGAGGTATGTCTCTTCGGTCCATTCCTTTGCGCCAAAGTTATCCGCACGTGCGGAAACTCTGGCGTGGGGGCTCCCTGCGTCCGCTTGGTGGGCCGACTTTGCACCTGATGGTCAAAGTTCTAAACACCACTTCACTCGTCTTGTACTTCATGGACAAGCCGATCCCCTTTCTTCTCCTCCCTTCGCCACGATGAAAAGGTCTGACAACCCTTTCCATTTAAGAGTGAAAACTATCCCGACCGCTGGCAAAGCCCGCGTTATCGGGATCCCATCTATGTCTTATGATATAATGGGCCCTTTGCACCGTACCATATACGGACATCTCGTTTCCTTACGAGATTCTCCGTTTGTTCATGGGCGGGTTGATGCAAAGAGAGTTAGGAAGGTCTGTAAGGGGACGGTACAGACGAGTGTTGATCTTGTGAATGCCACAGATGGCCTCCGTTTAGATGTTACGGAGGCCATCTTGGGAAAACTGCTATCAAAGGCAGTTTCTGTCCCGGGCCAGATCAAGGAGTGGGCAATGATGGCATTATATCCTGCCATCAATGCTGGAGAAGACGGTGAAGTGGCCCATGGCCAGATGATGGGAACCTATCTCTCTTTCCCCCTTCTCTGCCTTCATTCCTATCTTGCCGCATCTTGGGCGGCTAGGAATTCAGGTCTGAGAGGTATCATGGTAAATGGTGACGATGTCGTCACCTCTACTGATACCCCTCTAGGGAAGTACCCTTCTGGGTATGAGCTGAACAGAAGTAAGACGATGACTAGTGAGCGTGCGTGCGAGCTCAATAGCACTGTCTTCTTACTGGACGGCAAAGGTTGGAGAGAGGTTAGGAACCTCAGGAGAGGAGGGGGTCTTTCCGACTTCCACGGCTTCCGCCATATGGCAAGCGCCTGTGTCAATGCAGGCCCTGCGTGGATAACCGCCTTTATTAAGGCTGGTTTCGGTAAGAGATGGGGACTAGGTGCGGCGGCCTTAGGGTTGCCTCTCTCGCACCACCTAGTCTATCATCGTGAGGTCAGGTTCTTCGGTACCGCTAGTACCATTCGTGAGCCTGTTCCGAAGCTTTCCGCCCGTTACATATTGACGGATACGGAGCCTTCCAACATCGAAAAGATTGCCTTTGGCATTGATCTTTTCGATCATGGGAGGAATAGCGACGAACAGGCTGTCTTTAACCCTTCAAGAAACGCTTGTCTTAAGCGTTGCCCTCGCGCCGACCCTCGGATCAAGCTTGCTTGGTCCAGGGACCGGTCGCGGGGAGGGTTCAAGCATATGCCATCTTATGATGCCATTTTGCGCGAACCTAAAGGGGAGAAGAAGCGAACCTGGATGACATTGTCACCTTCCAGGGGTATGTGGCAGGTACCGGAGGAGGTGGAGGAGTTGGAGAGTAGGATTGCCGTTGAGCACCGTCTTAGCGCTCGCGAGCCTAGGGCCGTATATAGACCGGATTTCTCCATGTTGTATCCGATCTACCCACAGATATCTGGTCTAAAGTTTTTACTTTAGATTTCTCAGGTATGGGCGGTTCTACGGTGGGTGGCCAATTCCGGTTGGTGGGAGTCGGAGTGGCAGAGGATGGTAGTGGGGGCGTGTCCCGCCGATATGGCGAGGTAGAAGGACGGCGACAGGGGTTGGCGAGACCTGTGCCAGGTAGGGGTTAGCGATTCAACAGCCCAGGCCAGCGACTTAAGTGGCCACATGTCCATCTTGAATGGGCAATAACGGGGCGCACCGGCTCTATCTTCGGATACCCGGTTAAGGAAGTCCTCGTCGGGGGTCCTTTCGAGGACCATGGGAAGCCGCTCGGATTGGCCGAACGGAGTATTGTCAGAAGGCCTAGCGTACTCGCGACGCTGACTTACCATGCTCCCTAGGTACCAGTTCGAGTTATGTGCTCGTACCAGTTACCCCGTTCGTGAGGAGGGCTGTTGTTGATGCTAGTCTCGTGACTGGAGTGGTCAAATAGAGTCGGGCTATCAGGAAACTGATAGTCCGTAGTACTTTGGTGCCTTATGGCGTATCCGTCTGGCGTAAGCCTGCGGGGAAGTACCACTCTGTTGCCTGCTCCTTCTATCTGAGATCGTAGCGGTGGTGGATGCGGCTAAGACTGCTTAGCCTTTGTTAACTCCGGTTGCTTCGTCAACCGAGCTATACCCTGATGTTGTACCTCAGTACAGCTGCCTATCGGGTAAAATAGCGACG